GCATATCATCAGTAAAAAGATCTTTTCTATTAGCTAAAGCTCTTAATGATTCATTTTTTAAACGCTCTTTTCCTTTTAAAGCAGAACGCATATCTTTAACAGAAGGATCTTCTTTTGTAGTTGTAGATTTAATAGTCTTTTCACCTTCAACTTTTTTAGTTTCTTCTTCTACTTCTGTTTCAGTTTTAGGCATATTAAGTTTCATAACTTCTAACTTAGCTTTAGCAGCTACTATTTCTTGATCAGCTAAATCTACAGCATATGGAAGAGCTTCTTTTGTACCTAATCTATACACAGGAACATATTGAGCAGCATATCCAAATCTATAATCTCTATTAGGAGTTTTAGATTTATCTCTTCTAGATGTTTTTACTTCTGTCAATTTATAAACTTGTCTACCATCTTCAAAGGTTACAGATATAAACTCAGGATATCCTATTCTATTAGAAGGTTTACCATTAACTTCTACAGTCAAAGGTACAAAAAGGCCTGTAGAAAGCAAAGCTTTAAAATTAGATTTTACTACTGATTTACCTTTATCAGCATTATAGTCAGTAACTATACCTCCCTCTTCAGCTTCTGCTGCCATTACATCTGATCCTGCAAATAAATCAATAGTAATATTTCTACTAGCACGATCTATTTTTAAAGGAAGCATTTCATTAAGCTTATCTAAAGCTTCTTCTTTTACTTCTTTATCTCCTAAAGAAGATAAGTATTTATATATTTCATTTGCTCTTCCTATATCTGAAAAATCTGCTTTTATATTTTCATCTTTTCCAGCTACAAACTTTAATTCCTCAATCTTAGTTTGTCTAATATTACCTATAATAGCTTTAGAGTTATTAGATTTAAGATTAAATGAATTAGTTTCATATCTAGAAAATTGTTCAACAAATTCTTTTACTAATGCTTCTTTAGTCATTCCAAAAGCATTTTCAAAAGTTTCAATACCTCTTAATGCTCTATGTGCAATATCTAAAGAATCTGACATAGTCTTAAAGAACATAGGTTCAATCTGCTGAATGAAGGATTTATTTTTCATTAATCCTGCATCTTTAATTAACAGATATTCAAATGCTTCATAAGCAAACTGTCTTGCTAATTGAGCAGTATTAGAATCTTCATAAGAACCTGAAGCTAGTTGTTTATAAGCATCAGAAAGTATTCTCTGATAATCAGGACTTTTCTTAATCCTAGACTGTCCAATAAACTTCTGTAACTTTAATCCAAAGAACATACTACTTTTTTTATCAGTATAATCAGTAAGTTCAGTAGCTATGTATTTTACAAACTTATTTTTTCTAAGTTCAGGATTCTTAATTACTTCTCTATGAAGTGTTTGTAATGGAGTAAGTTCTCCTGGTTTAGCAAACAACTTATCAAATGAAAACTTCTTACCTTTTAATTTTCTGTAAGCTCTTATACTTAAGAATGCTAGTAAATGGTTTTTAAGTGTCATAGCATTATCTGGATAATCCAATACACTCTTTCCATTTCTTTCCTTAAATGATAGTTTAGTTTTATCCATTATTTCTCTAGCAGTATCTGTCTGAGTAATAAAGAAAGCTTTACTATCATTCATCAACTGAGCATAAGCCCTAATGTTACTATACACTAAATTATCACCTTGTAATATAGGAAGCAAATCATATGGGTATAATTCAGGATTATCTTTATAATCTTTAGTATGCCTAATATCAAAGTCTTCCATTGAAGTTCCTTCAGTTCTAGGCTTTTTAAATATCTCAACACCCATATTCTTCAAACTAACATCTACAGTATTCATCTGTACAAAGTCAGTTTTACCAGATCTTATTAATGACAATACATCTCCTAAGTTTCTAAGTTGCTCAGCTTCAACTTTAGCTGTATCAAACATACTTAAAACTTTCATTTGTATTGAATAAAACTGGTATGGACTTAACATGCTAGGCTTACCTTCAGAAAACAATTTAGCTTGGTATAGATTTTCTACAGTAAGTTCAGTATTAGCTTGATCATTTGAAGGATCTTTTTTAGCATTAGCTGCTAAAGTAACATATTCTGCAATTACTCCTTTAATAGCTTCTGTTTTATTATAACTTTCTTCTATTTTAGTTTTAATATCTGAATTAACAATATTATATCTTCTAGCTGCTTCTTCAATACCTGGCTGTATATTCATAAGCATAGCTCTTTCAAAGCTTATACCTTTAGTAGTAAATACTAATGCAGGGCCTAATGTATCTGTAGTTAAGTTAAAGTATGCAGCATATTGTTTTTGAGCATTATCTACAGCAAATGTAATTTGTGTAGAGTTTACATGAACAACTCTTATGGATAAATCACCTTCTTTTGCTTTTGTACTTCCATAGTTAGATAACAATATTTCTATGTCTTTAGGAGATATTTTACTTCCTTTAAGACTTTCAGACATTCCTTCTACAAAATCTTTTCTTAAATTAATACTATAAGTATTTAAGTAAGCAGTAAGAATATTCCATACAGCAGCAATACCAATGTTATCTTTACCAATACTATTAGCATCATTAGCTTTTATTAAGTCTGTAGGAGAAGATACAGTTTGAATATTTCCTGGATCCTCAAACTTATCAGAATCATCTTTACCTTCAATATTATAGTATTTCTTTATAAAATCTGTACCCAACTTATCATCAGCAGGAGATGTAGCTATATCACTATTACCATTGTTATAGATAAGAAGCTTCTCTAATTCTAATGTCATGTTGTTATTCTCAGACACAGTAATAGGGTCTATTTCAGATAGTTTACCTTCTTGGTATGCCTTAACATTACTATCTACTTTAGCTCCATATTTACCTTTGAAAGCTTCTACAGTTGTAGGATAGTTGTATTTATTTAAAGCTGCAGTTTCAGCTTGTTTCTCAATAGCTTTAAGCTCTTCTAAAAGTTGTTTCTTTCTATCTAAACTTTCTTTTTGTCTTGCATCAATCTCTTTAAAATCTGTATAAGCACCTTTAAAATCTTTATAAGCTAACTTATCAAAATCTTTAGTTAAATTTTCAATAGCAAAATCTATTCTAGCTATTTCATTCTTTATAGAAACATACTTATTATTAGCTATCTTGTACTCTTTAATACTATTTACAACTCTCTTATCTTTAGAAGTTATATACTTTTTAAACTCTTCAAATGCTACTGAAACAGGATCTTTAGCTTTCTTATAATCACCAAAAACTTTTAAGTTATCTTTGTCATCTCTATAAAACTCAGAGATTCTAACAAACTCTGAGTCAATATCAAAGTCAGCTCCTGATAATCTAATAATTTCTGCAGGTAATATAATTTGGTTTCCTGTTTCTCCAGGTAATATATCTACAACTTTCATGTAAGCCATAGAGTGTTTATCCTGTGTAGGAATTCTGACACCCACCATTTCAAACATTTCAGGAGGTATCATATCTCCAGGTTTAAATCCTAAATCAGTAGCTATTTGTGCAGATATAATTATTTCTGCATAATATACATCTTTAGATTTATCTAGAACTCCATATTTTAAATCACTTACTTCATAGTTATCTAAGTTAGCTGTTTCTGCTTCTTCAGCAGTAAGTACTTTACTAGGATCTGTTTTACTTCTATATACAGAATAACCATTATCAGAAACTAATGTAAACTTATGTCCAGCTACTTTCTGATGTAATGTACCTTTAGTAACATAAGCTAAGAACATATTTTCAAACTTCTGTTCTATGTTAGGTAAGTTTAAGTTATAAGCAGGCATATCAGCTGCATCATAAGAAGCTCTAAAGTATTCTAGTAAAGTAGGATCTCCACCAGATTCCATAATAGAAGATTCAAATGACTTAAGAAGATTCTTATAAAGTGGAACATTACCACTCATAATAGATTCTCTCATTAACTTGAAGCTATCAAATACCCTCTTACCTAATAACTTTCTATAGAACTTTCTTACTTCACCAAGCTTAACTTCCTTACCATTGTATAGAATAGTAGTATTATCATTTTGTTCAGATGAAATAATTTGCATTAACTGAGTACCATGAACAATATTATTCTTCATACTATCAGTTACAACCTGCTCTCTTACAAAGTCATTACTTACTGTAAGAATATTATAAGCAGTTTCATCTGTAGATAAGTTTGTAATAGCTGTCTTAATAGCTGAAGCATGAAATACCATATCAGTATTTTGTAGCTCCATGTTATTAAGCCTTTCATGTAAAACCTCTCTTCCTTTAATTGGCTCCCAGTAATTCTGTATTTGTTTTAATTTATTTGTATAGCTTTCTGTACCAGGAGTTAAATCTTCTAACTGATCATATAAAGAATCTAAACTTTCTCTACTTTTACCAGCTTTTAGTTTAGATGTTTCAGATCTAATAAGTGTCTTAACAGACATCTTACCATATAAGAAAGTATCAAATATTGTAATCTTTCTAGGATTAACTAAAGCTCCTTCTTTTTCTAGAGCTTTAACTTCTGTCTTAGACAGTTTAATACCTCTAGTAATTTTCTTATATATTTCTTTTACAGTTTTAGAATTTTTACCTAAAGACTGTAAGTAATTATTAGTGTACCACTTTAAGCTTGCATATGCCTGACCATCAGTTTTATTAATCCCATCAGTTGTTTTTATATCATTAATAATAGCAACATTAGATTTACCATAACCTAATGAAGGTCCAGCAGCATTTGCTCCAGCCATCCTTTTAACAAAGTTAATAGGATCTTTAAAGTTAAGAGCTAAGTCTCCAAACATTAAGTTATTATAGGACAATGAATTAAAGTAATGATTAAAGAAGAATGAAGCTAAATTATTTTCATTTAAGATACCATTTGAATCTTTGTAAAACTCAGGTAATAATTGTACTTTTAAATCATTTTCTTCATTTAATTCAATCATTTTATTATCTAACAATAATGATTTAAACTCTTGAAATTCTCTTTGGAAGAATTCATTCAATAAATCATTAAGCTGTTGTTCAGATAAAGGCATAGAGCTATTAGACCTAGCAGCTTCTACTATAAGATTATAAGTTGTTGGATCTAGTTTTTGTAACTTTTTAAAGTTAAAGAAATCCATACCTCTATCTGTTTCAGAAGTATTGTATCCTATAATTTTATCTATAGTTTCTCCAGATTTTAATTCTCTAGCTATCTTTCTAATCCTATTATACTCTTGCATAAAGTTAGTTCTTGCTAACTCTAAACCTGTACTATTAAGATCAGTTGATTGTTTACCAGTTAGTTTATTAACTGGCATTTTAACTGCAACCTGAGTACTCTTGGCTTCAATCTGTAAAGGAATAAATAAAGCCATTTCAATACTCTTCTTTGTTCCAGGTATTAATCTTTTCTTTTCAAAAGTAGCATTACCTTCTTGATCAGCAAAGTAAGATAACATAGTAAAGATTGTACCTCTACTATCTAAATCTCCAAAAGTTGTTCCTTCAGATCCTTTAAATTTCTCTGATACAATATTACTACCATTATCTTCTGTTGCTAATTTCTTTAATTGTTCTCTTCTTAAACCATCATTAGTGAAAATTCTAAATCCTCTAAACATAGATTTAATAACACCTTTGTTTCCTTTTTGAGGAGTATCTAATTTTTCATTAGTTCCACTTATATCATTAGTAACACCATTTAATAAAGCATTTTCTCTTACAGCTTGAAAATATGATTTAAGTTGATATTCAGTATAAGATTTATTTTGTAAATCCCATGAGTATCTTAAAGCTTCTAATGCTTCTGCATCATCTTCTATAAATACCCAGTTTCTATTATCATTGTTTTGGAACTGTAAAGTTTGTACAATGAAGTAATTAGGAGCAATATGTGTGTATTGGTTTTCTCCTTCAGCATTTTGTACAGTAGTAGATCCTACAGCTTCATCAAAGTAGCTGTTACCTAAAGCCATATTTTTTAACCTTGATACAGCTCCAGCAGTTTTTAGTTTAGCTGGATCTATTTTTTCATCTTCTTGGGTAGCTTCATCTAAAGCAGATATAGTGTTATCTTTTAAATAAGGACTACCATCTACAATACTTTCTTTAATACCTTGAATATCTTCTGCAGTAAATATTTCTACACCATAGAATAAATCATGCTCTTCTCTTAGCTCTTCTAAGTAAGATAATATATCTTCATTAGGTGTAGTAGTTACTAACTTATCAAAATCTGATGGATCATTATTAGATTTATCCTGCATAGCTAACTCTACTAAGTTATATTTAATATAAGATTTAGATAGAGTTATACCTAGGTTATCAAACAATGTATGTATATCATCAATAAACTTTGGAGCTTTGTCTGGATCTAAAATAGCTGCAGGATTACCCATCTTTATTTTAAGTTCTGATAACCATTGTTCAGCATCTTTCTTAAAGTTAGGATTTGTATCCTCTTTATATCTCCAATCTTTAGCCCACTCTTGTACTTGTTTATCTTGTACATCAAACATATTAGTTCTAAACACTTTAATCAATCCTTTAACAGGATCAGCTAAAGTTGTAACCTGTACTTGTTTAAACTTATTAAAGTTAGAAATAAACAAAGCATATTTAGTAGACTTAGCAAGTTCTTTTATAGGTAACTTAGCTAAATCATCATTTGTCATAGTAGTTAATTTCAAATCATTCTTAATATCATTCATTAATGTATTATAGAAATATGAAATTAACCTATTGTTTTTAGCTTGGAAAGCAAGTTTCTCAAGCATCTTTTCTCTAGGAGTATTTGTTAACAAAGCTTCTACAGAAGTATATAGTTCATTAGGATTAATATAACTATTAAAGTTACCTGAAGCTAATTCTGCTTCTGTTAAACCTAACTCAAACTCATCTATAGGTGCTTCAATGAAAGACATATATTCTCTCATTTGTTTACTTGTAGATCCTAATCCTCCTACAGTTCTAGAATCTTTTATACCAAACTCTGTTGGAGCATTATCTTCTTTTGCATCTACTTCATCCTCATCCTGCTCAAACTTCATAGAGTCTATTCTATTCTTAACTTCCTCTACAAACTTATTAAGGTCAGAAGGGTTCATAGAAATAAGACTATCATAAACTTCTTGAATCTTTTCAAACTTAGTACTTCCTTCAGGATGTCTAATTAAAGCATCATTATATATATCTAAAGATGGATCATAATATGTAGCAGCTACTTGATATAAAGCTTCAGTAATATCACCTTCAGTTATAATACCTAACTCATCTTTCTTTTTAAGTAATTCTCTAACTACTTTATTATAAACTCTTAAGCTTGTTGTAGGATCTAAGAATCCTGCTTTAACATTAGCTTTAGGTATAAGTTTAAGTGCTTCTACTTCAGTACCAAAGAATACTGGGAATGCTCCTGTTTCTTTAGAATTCTTAAAAGCACCTGCATATATATTATCAAACAATACATCTATATCAGCCTTATTGTTAACAGTCCAGTTTAATAAAGCTTTTAATTTATCAAAAAATCTTTTAATAACTCCTCTGATACCAGTATACTCTTTATCTTTTTTAATAGCATACTTTTCAAATTCATCAGCCATTTGTTCTTCATACCATAATAAGGTAAGCTGTTGCTTGCTTAAGTTTTGGTAATTAGCACTGCTATCTTTTAATTTTAAAAGTTGTTCAAGTGTAGGCTGACCATATCTAGATGCAGCTTCTCTATATAATAACTTAAGTTCTGGGTCACTTAAGAATGTTCTTACTACAGCATGGAAAGCTTCATGGTATTCTGTACCTTTTGATGCAGCTCTAGATAAGTATACAATCTTATTAAAGAATGCACCAAAGGTTTGTCCTTTTCTACCTAAGTTATCTTTTAATTTATTTAGTTCTTTAAAACTAATTACACTTTCAGGAAGTATTCTTCTTAAATTACTAAATGCAATTTCTAAATTAATTCTATCTGCACCAGGATCATCTTCTACTTTAAAAGCTATGGTATTATATTTATCTCTTAATAAAGTCAACTCATCTTCTACTACTTTTTTCTCTTCTCTTAAAGCTGTATGACCTACAGTATTTAAAGCATCTGTAAGTTTTATTTTTTGATCTTTACTTAACTCTTTACCTTTATCAAATAATTTTTTAATTCTTATATTAATATCTGCTATTTCAGCTTCTAACTCCTCCATTCTTTTCTTATCAGCAATTTCTTGAGGACTAGTTCCTGTAACAGTTGTAGTAGCAGTAGCAAAAGATTTTAATAAGTATTCTTCAAGAATAGCTATTTTAGAATTTATAATAGACTCATAAGCAGGATTTTTAGACTTAATAGCTTTTAACTCATCAACTATAGCTTTTGCTTTTACTTTATCTTTATCAGTATTAGTATCTATAGCAGCTATCTGTGTTTCTATTTCATTAATCCTATCTACAATAGAAACAGTTTTAGATGGAGATTTTGTTGAACTAACTTTTTTAGGTTTGTTTTTAGGGAAAAAGCTAAGACTATAAACACTATCAGCTTTTGCTAATAACTTATTAGGATCTAAAGCTACTGTTTTCTTGGGATCTTCTGGATCTTTTTCTTCTGCAGGATCTAGAAAAGGATTAATAGTTGTAGGAAGTAATCCTTTCTTTTTACTATCAGGAGCATTTTTAATAAATGAATCTACAATCTTATTAAGTGCATCTAATAATTCTTCATTATCTGTAATAGGAGTATTTTTAACATTCTTATCTGGAGATTCTAATTGTAACTTATCTCCAATCTTAACTATCCTATATGCACCAGTATATCTAGGATCAGTTAAGTCTATGTAATAAGAGTTACCAGTAGATTTATCATAGATTTGTAAAGATGGATTAAATCTAGGAGTAACTATCTTTTTACCATTTTTATCAAACCTAGTAGAACCATAGCTTGTAAACTGTAAACTAATTTTGTATTTATTATTGTTAGGCATAAACCCAACATTTACAGTCATACCATCTATCTCTTTTATATCAGTAGTATTTTTAGCAGCTACAGATTCTTCAAACTTACCAAAAGTATCAATAATTTCCTCTACATTATTTTGACTTCTCTCCATAGGAACATAATTCAAAGCTAGAGGAAGTACAGAATTAGCTTCTTTATTATTATTAACTAATAATACATACTGATTATATACAGCTTTAATTGCTGCATTATTTGGTTTTACATAAGTCTGAAAGTAAAAGTCAGCTTCTTCTGGAGTAGCAGGAACATACTTTTGTTGAGCTTCATCATATACAAAAAACTCACTTGATTTGTCTCTGTATATTATAGGTTTAATATCATTACCTTCTCTATCTTTAATGAATAGACCTTTGTTTTTTAAGATATCTGTTACCTCTTCTGCTTTACTTATATCAAAATTTAATTTAATATAAGCAAGAAATCTATCATCTAAATAAGAAGAATTAACTTCAAAATTAGGATTAGTTTCCCATTCAGCTTTTGCAGATTTCCAACTTTTATCTAATTCTTCATAAGTATTTATAAAGTCTTGACCCTCTTCTGTAGGAACTATTACACCATTTTTTGTTTCTACAAAACTAAGATTTAATTTAGCTAAGTCTTCTGCAGAACCATCAAAATCTCTATAACCAGTAGGAGAACTAGGATCTTCAAACTGATACCTATTGTAGTCATATAAATATCCAATAGTTTTACCTTGATACTTAACAACTAATTGTTTGTTAGCCCCATTAAAACCTTTTCTAATTTTAACTCCTTGATCTGTAACAATTTTATTTTCAGAGTCAGTAGGATCTACTAGTTTACCTCCTTCAGGATCATCCTCTAAAACTATTGTAATACCTTTAAAGTTTTCTAACTCATTAGGTTTAATATTTTTAAGAATGCTTATGGCTTCATCATTATCAAAATCTGGCTTTAAAGTAAATAGCTGACTTATTTTAGATATGATAGGAACATTTTGATTTGTAGAAGTACTTGTACCTTTACTCTTAATTTCATTCTCTAACTCTGTAATAAAATCTTGCAATACTCCAGATTTAAGAGCTGCTGCATATTCAGAACCTACAGGTGTATCTTTAAGTTTTTCAGCTAAAGATTCAAGCTCTTTAAGTTTAGATTTAGCATATTTTAAGATATCCTTCTTATCTACATTATTATTTAACATTGTACTGATCTGATCTACTAAGTCAGCTTGGAACTTAGTAACTTCAGAATCAGGATTATCATTAATCATTTTATTAGTCAATGCCTGTAAAGCTTCTGGAGTAGCTTCATCTACAACTTCTTCTGCTTTTTGTTGTGATGATAATCCAGCATTAAGCATCTTATTTCCTCTAATTCTAAAAGCAGTTTCTTGTAAATCTTTTAGTTTAGTTTTCTTTTTAGTTGTAGCTTGTCTAGTAGCATCTGCAAAATCTTCACTTAGTCTATCCTCATTAAAAAGCTTTTGCATTTTTTCAATAGACTTCATATAATCATTTCTACCTTCTTCAGATAAAAATAGATTATACTCACTAATTAACTGTTCTCTGTATTTAGCTATTCTTTTTAAATCTTCATAAACCTCTACAGGATTTTGTGTAGTAGGTCTTTTAGCTTGTTGATTTATATCATTCTTAAATTGTAAGAATAAATCTAAATCTTGCTCTAAAGCATCTATATCATTCTCATAGATAAGTTTTTGTCCTCTGCTAAGAATACCTTTTATTTCTCTAGCAGCTTCTCTTTTCTTTTCTAAGAGTTCTCCTATTTCTTTATTAAGTTTTTGTATTTTATTTTGATCAGCAATAAGTGATCTACCTTCACCTTGCCAAGTTTGTTTAAATGTACCATCAGCTAACTGTCTTCTTTTCTTTTCTATCTCAGCTATAGTTCTTCTATACTCAAATATCTTATCTGAGTTAGCATCATCTAATTGTAATCCTAATTCAATATATCTTTTAAGATCATCATTAGAAGCCATAGCTCCTACTTTAACATCTCTTAAATAATTGAATACACCTTCTTCTCTTCTATCTAAATCTTTAATAGTACTTATAGTCCAACCTAAACCAAAGTTTAAATCAAAGTCTGTAGAACCTGTAATTCTCTTTGCTTGATTTAAAGACTCTCTTACTTCTTTAGCTCTGTTTCTTGTTTGGGTAATTACCTCTTGTTTTCTTTGAGCAAGCTCTTGATCAGTTAAATCTTTATAACCAAACTCATTTGCAAACTCTTCATTTGACATGTTCTGAACATTCTTTATGATATTATCTTCTATATCATCATACATACCAGCTTCTGTTCTAGCCATTACATATGTAGCAAATTCAGTGTTTTCTGCATTCTTATATCTAAACATATCTCCAAGTTCTGCAGCTTTATCTTTTTCTTTAGCAGCTGCTAGTTGTTGAAGATTAGATCTATACATATTTTTAAGGATTACTCCTAAATCTTTATTGTTGTTAATCATATTGACTAACCCATCTACTCTAAGATTTTTTTCCTTTCTTCCTGTAGCAACATCTATTAATCCACCTTGCCATCCTATACCACCTTTAGCACTTGGCCCAGCAAAACCTGTTAACCCTAATAATGCACCAATCAATATTTCTTTTTGTCCTTCTTTAGTACCATAAGTTTGCTCCATTCCTTTAAACAAAGCTTCTATAGTAGACAAAGATTCTTTTCTATTTTCAGGATCATAAAAATTAGCAGCATATTCTATTGCTCCTTTATTAATAGAACCCTGCATACCCTCTTCCCATACACCCTCTGTAAATGGAGCTACAAGTGCTTTAAGTCCAGTTCCTGCTACTATCATTCCTTTGGACATAGCATAGTTTTTATTTACTACGTTTAGCTTTTTAACTTCATCAACAGTAGTACCCATTTTAGTAGCAACTCTTTCTAATTGCTTTTCATTTAGAGTAGATGGCTTAACCATTCTTGCTGCAGCTTTATCTGCATCTTCTATTACTCCAAATGTCTTCTTTACATTTTTAGGTACAACTTTACCTATCCAAGCTAATGGCCCAGGACCAAAAGATTGTGGTAAGGTAATCATATTACCTACAGATACAAGAGCAAGGTTAGCTCCAAAAACTGCATTACCTACACCATAGATTTTATCCATAGCTGCTGCAATTTCTTCTTTATCTGGAGTTCTTCCTTCTTTTTCTTGTACTTCTTTTATGTAGTTAGCTTTAGCTTCATCAACAAATTGTCTAGCTTCTACTCCTGCTTCATATCCTGCACCTACTAATACTTGTCTACCAAAGTTACCTAATACTGGAAGAGCTTTGTTTTTAAAACCTGCAGCAGTTTGAAATCCTTTAGCTACATCTGCAGCTTTATCTGCATACTTTAAAGCTTTAGCAGCTTTAGCAACTATTAAACTAGATGCTAATCCAGCAGTGAGGTATTCTGATATTACAGCACCTGCTACAAATGACATACCTCCTAAAAAGTCATTAGCCCAAAAATTAGCTGTAAGCATTTGTCTAGCTAAACTATAATCTTCTGCTTCTCTTCTTACATAGTTAGGAAGATATTCATCCATTGCAGCATTAGCATCATCTAATATTCTTTGAAAGTCATTATCATAAAACTTATGAAGATTAACTAATCCTTCTTCATTGTTTACAAACATTGCTCCTAAACCATATACAGAACCTACAGTAGATCCAGCTACATTAGTTGCAGCTTTACCTACAGCTTTAGTAATACCATTTCTCCACTGTCTTAGTACACTTTGGTTTTCTGCTAATAAATCTTGTGTATCTGCTTTTATTGAGGGTAGATACCCTAATCTTTCTGAAGCTTTAATAACTTCTGAAGCTTCTCTATCTTCAATAGATTCTGTTGGATCTGTTGCACTGAGTCCTCCCTTTTGGTATGTAGGAAGCTCAAACATATCTTCATATTTTACTCCAGATTCTTCTCCAATCTGTTCTTCATATACATTTCTTTTGGCAGATTCTTTAGCTAATTCTTGAACAGGACTAGGGCCTAATCCCATCCCTGTAGAGATAGCCTGATATATGGCATCTGCTTCATTTTGTTGAAACTGTTTAGCTTCTTTTTGTGTCTTAAATTGAGTAGGTTTCTCCACCCACTCCCATTGACCAGTTTGTTGGTTGTATTGCCACATAGTACTCGAATGTTATAATAAAAATATATACGTCAAAAATATAAAAAAGTTCTATAACAAGCTATATTTAGCTAGTAAAGTACTTTCCATAGTAATCTTTAGCTTGTTTAGTTCTCTTATCTAAATGAGGAACTCCTGGATTTTCAAATATTTCCATGAAAACTCTAGCAATTTCTTCAGGGTCTTCAGAACTATCTATAACTTCTTTAAGCTTTTTTCTTTGACTCTCTGACATCATTGCAACTCTACCATTAATTACATCATCCATAAAAGCTATTTGAGCTTCAGCACTATCTCTTATCTTATTCTTTTCTAGATAGTTATAGTAATGAGATTTCATAAAGTCAAATTGAAACAATCCATAACCATTACCATCTTTTTGTTTTTGTGTATAGTCAAAAGATCCTCCAGTTTCTACAGCTATATTACCCATTATACCAGCAATAGCAGCTTTAGAATATCCTTTATTTTCTAAAAGCTCCTTTGTATGCTTTTCATAATCTTGGTATTTTTGATTAGATTGAGAACTAGTAGAAGTTTTTAATCCTTGAGGTCCTTCAAATCTAAAATGATAATGAGCACCTTCAGCTCCTTTATTACCGTGATAAAGTATTTTTACTCCATACTTATCTTTCCATTTTTTACCTTCATCTGTATCTACTGCCCATTGAAAAAATTTAAGTCCTTCTTGATCATCTTTAAAATCTACAGACTTACCTAAATCATGTTCTCCAGTTCCAACTGAATGTCCAGGTAGTCTAGTTAAAGATGTTATTGTAGGATTATATACTGAAGGTATTTCATTCAAAGCTACACTAACATAAGGTTGAACAGCTTTTTTAGCATACTTAGGATCTAATCCTTGTACTGTAAATCTAGATGGAGGTTCTACTAATTCATCAACAGATTCTACTAATACCATTGATTCATTTGTGGAGTAGTTCCCCCCTGAGACTTTCCCCCACTGTTGGTGGCACCTCCCGTACCACCCCCTATAGTTATTGGTGCAGTTGAAATATTTCCTGTTGTACCTCCTCCAGAAGACATTTGAGCTTTATATAAGTTTCGATTAACAATA